CTATCTAATGAACAGATCGAAGAGATCAATCAAAGACAGGCAGCTGCTCAAGAGCAGAGTGAGGCTATTCAACAAGAATCTATCCAACCTGCTACGGCAGTACAACCTGAACCACAAGAAATGAAACCTCAACCTACGGGTGGGGACACACAAGAAGAAGGTTATTTTGAGGGGCTTGGTCAACGTCTTAGTTACTTTGGTCAACCCCTTGATGAAACCAATACACAAGTTAAAGAACGCTTAAGTGCACCAGGGCAAGGTATTATTGATTTTGGTGTTCAAGCTATTAATAAAGTAGCTAGTGTTTTAATGAGGGGTTTAGAGATCCCTCAAATTCCTACAGCTACTAAATATGAAGATGAAGTAGCATCAGCTACTCGTACAATTTCTTCTGTTGTTGCACCAACCATCTTACTACAAGGTGCTGGTATGGCCGCAGGACAGGCTGGACAGGCTAGAGTTGGCTCTAAGCTAGGTGAATCAGCCTTCATGAAATTTATCGGTACTAGAGGCGTAGAGGCAGGAGCTAGTGTTGCTGTCGGTTCTATTAGTTCTGAATATGAAACAGGCGATAACATGTCTGGTATGCTGAAAAAATCTTTTCCTAAAACATTTGACTTTATCCCTGATAATTGGGCTACTCTTGATGGAGAAGGAACTGATATTAAACGACAGAAGAATATTAACGAAGATCTTGCTCTTGGTTTTCTTATTCCTTTTGTTCGTTTTGCTGGGCAAATGGCTGCATCTTTAGATGAAACTGGTAAACTATTTAAGAAACCACCTAAACTTATTGGTGAATCTGATCAAGCTGTTAAGTACCTTGCGGCTAATAGTCCGAAGCCAAAAAGCTCAGTACCTGAAGAGGCTATGCTAGAATATGCAGCTAAACAGGAAGAAGCGTTGGATGAGCTTGGTTACTACAATATGAGTAAAACACCAGATCCTAATGTTGCTATTAAAGGTGTACATGACTTGTATGAGTTCCGTGAAGTTGGAATGCGTACTGTAGATGACTTTGGTATTGTTGGTGCTAGTATTGATGCAGCACGTATTCAAACTAACAAAGGTACAGTACATGGTCGTCTTGGTAACTTTATTAGTGGTCCTGCTCTTAAGTATGGTGCAGAGACTCCTGGTGGTGTAGAAGAGATTACAATTGGTCTGACACAACAACTTAAAGAAGCTGATCGTGTTGGTATGGTTGCTGATGATTTCACTGTAACTGCAGATGAAGTAGCAGAAGCTGGTGATAACCTTGTTCTTCAGTTGTTTGATCCTACGGCTAGTATTGAAGATATGCGTAGTGTACTAAACCCATCAACTAATGAGTTCGGTGGAGAAGTACTTAACCAAGATAGTTATGTTGATGCTTTGAGTAGTATTAATTCTCTAGTTAAGAATTACACTAGTATGGATGTTGCTAAAGCACAGGCTTATACAGCAACGTCTATGGCTGGTCAAGTTGCTGACCTTGCTGAAGGTATGCGTTTAAATCGTGGTTCTATTTCTATTGAAAATGCTCAAGAACAGATCCTAGATAAGATTAACTTTTTACAACAACTGGTTGGTTCTACTCGTTATTTTACTGTTCAAAAGAAAGGATTTGCTGCTCTTGGTGAGCGTGCTAAAAACTTGTTTAAATCTTCGGATCAGATTTCTAACGACATTAAAGAAGGTTATCCAGTAGCACTTCGTCAAATTCAATCAGATAGTGAAAAGTTTACTGAAAGCTGGGAGTATTTACAAGCTAATCGTCCTGAAATTCTTGATTCATTTCTTGAATTATACGAACAAAGTGATGGTGAAATTAGTAGTATTGCTAAAGTAAATGAAGATATTCTTAATAGCTTTGTAAGGTGGAGACCTCTTATTGATCGTAACCCAGAAGCACCTAATATCCTTGCACAAGCTGTAAGATCTAATTATTATAACTCATTATTGTCTTCTGGTGCTACTGCAGCTAAAGCTTTATATGGTAACTTTAGTGGTCTAATTGCAGAACCTGTTGCTTATTTTGCAGGTTCAATGCTACGTGGAGATATGAAGAGTGTTCAACGTGGTTGGATGGCTTATAGCTCTATGGTCGATACTCAGAAAAAAGCAATTCCATATGCTGCTAAGCTGTTTGCAAAAGCATCACAAAATCCTAATTCAGTAAAAGGTCAAACACGTCTTGATCTTATGCTTAAACAAGAGGATAAAATAAATCAATACCGTTATATGGCTGAACAGGAATCTATAAGAGGTAATCATGGATTTAAATTTCTAGTCAAACAATACGACGAAATGCAAGCTATGGCTGCTGATCCTGTATTTAGACTAGTACCTAATTTGTTTACAGGTTTTGATGGTTGGACTGGTGCTACCTTAGCTAATGCACAAGCACGTTTTCGTGCAATGAGTGAGCTTGAGAGGCTTGGTGAAGCTGCAACACCAGCTAGAATTAAAGAACTAGCTGATGCTGAATACAACAGTATGTTTGATAGTAATGGTATTATTGTAGATCAAGCTGTAAAATACAATAATTCAGATATTGCTCTTAACTTAGAATCTAATTATACTAAATCATTAGACGGTATTTTAAAAACTGTACCAGGACTTACACCATTTTTAACTTTTCCCACAACCATGACTAACATGGTAAGAGTTGCTGATGATTATCTACCAGCTCCAATTCTTTCATTTCAAAAAGATATACATGATTTAGCATATACTCCTCTAAAAACCTTTATGGAAAACCCTGAGCACGTGGAGAATATTCTTACTAGTAGGGGTTATAAAATCGAGCAGATGGATGAGGTTGCTAAGTTAAATACTCTTGTTGATTTAAAAAATAAAACACTTGGTAGAAAAGCTATTGGCACTTTTGTTGTTGGAACAGTCATTACTTCTATTTTAAAAGATAGGTTCTTTGGTGATGGTCTTTATAATGTAACTGGTGATGGTAGTGTTAACCGTCAACTTAATCGTGCACGTCAAAAGAATAGTAACTTTAAACCTCGTTCAATTATTCTTGATGATGGTACACGTGTTGAATACAACGAAATACTTGGTCCTGGTTTAAGTAATTGGGTTGCAATGGTTGCTAACATTGCTGATAACTTTGATATGCTTGGTGAAAGTTTTACTGAAAAAGCATTTGAAAAAGTAGGTTTTATTTTAGGTGCTGCAGCAACTGATCAAGCTGGTATTTCTGCTTTACGTCCACTTGTAGAATTGTTTAGTTCAAATAAATATACAATAAACCGATTTGTTGCTGGTCAAATTAACTCACTTGGTCCTCTGGCTGGTATGCGTAATGAATTTGGGCGCATCCTAGATGGTGGTTTAAAAGAAGTTAATAATGATATTATGAGTCAATTAGCTAATCGTAACCAAATGATTGGTTTAATTGATCAAACAAACAGGCTACCTACTGTTATTAATCCTATTACTGGTGAGGCACCTAATAAATACAATATGCTTCAACGTATTTATAATACATATTCCCCACTTAAAGTACATCCAGCAATGTCTAAAGAAGAAAAATTCTTATATGATATTGAATATGATGTATCATCTGCATTTAGAACACGCAATGGTGTTGATTTAACACATATTGAGAGGGCTAAACTTTATAGTATTATGGGTGAAATGGGTGTATTTAAAGAAGCTATCGGTCCTATTATGCGTTCTGCTGACGCACGTAATACAATACAAGAGTTAAAAGAAGCACGTAGAAATCGTATTGATTCTGAAACTGTTCCTATTGGTAAGTATGATAGAATTCATATTATGTTAAATCAGGCTCAAAAACAAGCTGAAGAATTAGCATTTGATCAGTTAGATTTTGAGATGCAATCGGACATCCAACAGCGCATTCAGCTCCGTAAAATTAATATGGAACGAGCTGAAATGGGCATTATACCTGGTAATCGTTACTAATGGCAATCACACAAACTACATATACAGGGAATGGTTCAACAACGAACTATTCATTTACATTTGAATATTTGAAACAAGCTGATGTTAAGGTAACACTTGACACAGTAGCTACAACTGCATTTACATTTGCCAATGCAACAACGCTTGCATTTACTACAGCACCCGCTAGTGGTGTCGCTATTCGTATCTTTCGTAATACTGCTATTGATACTCTTAGTTCTACTTTCTTCTCAGGTTCCGCCATTAAAGCTGAGGATTTAAATCAAAACTTTACTCAAAACTTATACGTTACACAAGAAGCTGATTTTGAAGTTGATACAGCTAACACAACTGCTAACACAGCTAAGACGACTGCAGATGCTGCTACGGCTACAGCTAACAGTGCAACTACCACAGCTAATAGTGCAACAACCACTGCTAATAGTGCGGTGACTACCGCCAACAGTGCTGTAACTACAGCTAATGGTGCTGTCACCACTGCTAACTCTGCAGTTACCACTGCAAATAGTGCAGTTACTACAGCCAATAGTGCTGTCACTACTGCTAACAGTGCTGCTACTGCAGTTGCTAATGTTGTACTTTATGATCCTATAACTAACGTTGCAGCTATACCAGGATCACCTAGCAATGATACTTATATCGAAATAGCTGACTCTACTGGTATCCAATCGTTTAATCCTCTTTCTGGCCTGCCATCAGGATTTGTTGGTGACTCAGGTTTGACAGTTCGTCTTAGGTATCAAACAAACACCTGGGTATTCCAAAATTATTTTGCTAATAATGCAGAAGACAGGTATTTTACCAAGACTTCTGGTAATACCAATGCTACTAATATTGCAGCCAATGTAACTAGTATTGCTACAAAGATGCCACTGGCTGGTGGTACATTTACTGGTGCTGTTAGCTTTGACGACAATGTTATTGTCAAAGGAGATAGTACAAATGGTAGCGGTAAACTAACTCTTAATTGTGAGAATAACTCACATGGTGTTCATATTAAAGGACCACCACATAGTGCAGCTGCTACTTATACACTGACGTTACCTAATAATACTGGTACTAATGGTCAAGCTTTATTGACTAATGGTTCTGGAGTTATGTCTTGGGGAACAGTTACAACTGACCTGTCCTCAGTTTTGCCGTTATCAGGTGGAACACTGACTGGTTCTTTGACATTATCAGGAGCACCTACATCTAATCTACATGCTGCAACTAAGGCTTATGTAGACAGCAATGCAACAGGAACCATTGTGGCAGATGGTGGAAACTTTGACAGTGGAGCATCACTTGTCAGTACATCAACAACATACGACGGAGGATCATTCTAATGCCAACACCTTCTAACCGAACTCCTCTGCGTGTAGCACGAGGTACATATTCTAATCTTAATAGCTCAGTCTCTGATATTCAGGAGGGTGAGATTTGTTATGCAACTGACCAAGACAAACTATACGTTAAAGAAGGTTCAGCCCTTGTAAGTACACAAGCTGCACTTCCAGCTACTAATGCTGTAACTGATTCTGCACAGACATTTACTGCTGCTCAACGTGCAACGATCACTACGTTGACCGATGGCGCTACGGTAACCCCTGACTTTGCTGCGTCTAATAACTACACTTTGACGCTCGGTGGAAACCGTACAATTGCTAACCCAACTAACCTAACTGCAGGTCAATCAGGTTCTATCTTTCTTGTCCAGGATGGTACCGGATCACGTACAGCAGCATGGGGATCTTATTGGGACTTTGCTGGAGGTACTGCACCCACACTTTCAACTGGAGCTAATAAGGTAGATCGTATTGATTACATCGTACGCAGTACTACTTCTATTCATGCAGTCTTTACTGCTGATTATTCATGAGTGTAGTATCTAATAATATTCTAGCTGGTGCTTCTGGACAAGGAGGAGGTGCCGATGTTGGCTATCAGATTGAGCGTAGCCTTAGGTTTAACTCAGGAGATACAGCTACACTTAGTAAATCTATAAGCTCAGCAGGTAATCGCAAGACGTGGACATTTAGTTTTTGGGTTAAATTACTTGGCGGTGGAACATATTCAACAAATCATATCCTTTGCGGTGGATTGTCTAGCATTGGTGGTAGTGCAGGCCAAAGTGGATTTGAAATTGAGTTTACAGACACTGGAGCATTGCTTGTAAATGATCAGGTAAACAATAGTCTTGCATGGAGTGTTAAGAGTACAGCATTATTTAGAGATTACTCTGCTTGGTATCATGTAGTCGTTGCACACGATACTACACAAACAACTGCAAGCAATCGATTAAAGATATACGTCAACGGAGTACAGCTTAATAGTTTTGCGACAGCTAACTATCCTTCTCAGCATTATGAATCTGGGATGAATAAAGCTACAACAAATAGATTAGGAGCGTCAGATGATAGAGGTAGTCCATATCTTCCATCCGATTTTTACTTAGCCGACGTCCATAGCATCGATGGTCAAGGCCTTGACAGTAGCTCATTCGGAGAATTTGATGCCAACAATGTGTGGCAGCCGAAGGAATACTCTGGAACGTATGGCACCAACGGCTTCCACCTCGACTTCTCCGACAACAGCACAACTGCTGCGCTTGGTACAGACACAAGTGGTAATGGGAATTCATACTCTCTTAATAACTTCAGTATTACTGCAGGTGTAGGTAACGACTCCCTAGTTGACTCACCAACCAACGGTTACGCAACGTTAAATCCTTTACACGTAGGTCATTCTACGTTAACTAATGGAAATTTAGACGCTAGCGGATCTGGCGATCTGCCAACAATTATTCCAGGCTCTGGGCAGTGGTATTACGAAATTGGAAGCACTGGATATAACTGGGACGGAACAGCAGCTAACTTTACTAGCGCAGCAGGTTCTTATAACTTTGGACAAAGGCCGTTCAGCGGTACTCCAAATAGCGGCTACAAAGCATTAAGCTTAGCTAACTTGACCAGTACTACAGTGACATCAAGTGGTTCTTATATAGGAAATTCAAGTACAAATGGTCCATTTGTTTTCTTAAATGGTGTACCTACAGCAATGAGTATTGGTGGTAGTGGAGTAACTTTCGGTACTGGTATTGATAGATTATCTAATGGTTTTAAAATTAGGTCGTCATCTTCCAATAATTCAAACGGAACCTCTTATTCGTTCTCTGTTACAACCACTGGAGATCCGTTCAAAACTGCACGCGCACAAACTAATTAATTATGTTTAAACTAGATAACAAGCCCCTATCTTCTGACCGGGCATTTACAGATGCTGCTGGCATTCAATATCCAGCTAATTGGCTGCGCTTATCCTCCGTTGAAGAAAAGACAGCTATTGGTATTACTGAAGTCGCAGATGATCCTTGGTATGACCAAAGATTTTACTTTGGTGTTAACAATCCTAAAGATCTAGCTGGCTTGAAGACACAGTGGAAGGCAACTCAATCTCAGATTTGTGATTCACTCCTTACTCCTTCTGATTGGCGTGTTACACGTGCTGCAGAGTTGGGGCAAGCTGTGGCTTCAGCTTGGCTTACATATCGTGGTGCTGTTCGTTCAGCATGTAATA